AACACGTCGCTCTCCCGATCTTTAAACGTTGGCGGCTCTCTGGACCTGCGCGGCACCGGTATCACGGCGCTGCCGGACGGGTTAAACGTTGGCGGCTCTCTGGACCTGCGCGGCACCGGTATCACGGCGCTGCCGGATAACTTCTCTTGCGACAGTCTATACCTTGATCCAGAGCAGATCGGAAACGTGGCATCCCGTGAGAATTGCGGCTACTCGAGCAGAACAATTTTTGCAGTTTGGACTAACGATAACTTCAAGATCGCCGCTGGATGCTTCTTTGACACGCTTGAAGCATTCGAAAGCGCCGTTGACGAAAAATACTCAGGCGACGCCGCTGAGTCATACAAACAAAAAGCGCGCGAATGCGTTGCTGAACTGACCGAAAAACTCAACAAGACCGCTGCCTAAAACCCTCTATAGCTGTGTAGTTCTTGCCCCTCGCGCCGAGGGGCCTTTTTCCCTTCATCGCAAAGAACCTGCAGCGCGGGTGCTTTGTCATGCCACGGAACAGGAGAATCCTATGAAAGTTATTCCAAAAATCAGCAGTGAGCGGTTGAGCCAGTTATTGCCTGGTGCGCTGTTAAAACTCGGTAATCAAATCGTCACCTTCAGTGGCTGCAAGTCTGACGTTGATTATCGACATCGACCGACGCGTTTTATTGAGTTCGTTGATTCAGCAGGCATTCAGCGACGTCACGAAGAAGAAGTCGTGCTGTTGTCCGCAACAGAGTATCTCGACGCAGAAGCCTGTGCGTATTGCGGTAAATTCCGGGCACCAGATGATCGGAAAAATGTCTCTATCGAAATGTACCGCGGATCAGAACGCCACGTATTTTGCCGTGATGGCCATTGTGCAGAATCCTATCAGTTAACAATCAAGCGCCCGATCACGCGCCCAACCCGCCAAAACATCCGGAGATCACCATGGTGGAAATCAACAGCGTCACAAAGATGAGCCACCGTTACCGTGTCACAGGTTCGGATTTCAAAACAAAAAGCAGTTTGGCGGTTGAGCTCACAAACGCTCTGCTTTTGGCGTTCTGCCTTATCGCAATGGGTGTTTTATGGACGGCTTAGAGGTCATCGAAACACCCACCTGCCAGCAGCTGTCCGCTGAACGGCAAATCCTTTCAATCTGCATCGCTAACAATCTTGGCCCTGATGACCTCGATCGCTTGGCTCACCGCCTGGCAGCCATGAATGCTATTGCCGATGCGCGCACCGTTGGAACAAACCATGAGCACTATCTTTCGAGTGATCGACACTGAAACCACCAGCTTTGAAGGGGGTATCGTTGAGATTGCCAGCGTCGATATCATAAACGGCGTAATTTGCAACCCCATGAGCGACCTTGTACGGCCTCCTGAACCTATCGGTTTTGAGGCTATGGCAATACATCACATCACCGATGAAATGGTCGCTGACGCCCCGTCTATCGATGATGTGATAGACCGCTATCAAGGTGCGGATCTATACGTTGCACACAACGCCGCTTTTGACCGTGAAAAACTGCCACAAATTACTGCCCCCTGGATCTGCACGTTGAAGCTGGCGCGCAAGCTATGGCCAGAGGAAAAGCACGGCAACCAGTATTTGCGGTACCGGTTCGGGCTAAAGCCAGATGTGCCGGAAGGCCTGTACGCGCACCGGGCGCTTTATGACTGCTACGTCACCGCAACCAATCTTCTGTTCATGAATAGCCAGGCACGCTGGAGCATTGCGCAGATGCGCGAAATCACGGCAAAGCCGTCATTGCTTCACTCGATGCCTTTCGGCAAGCACAAGGGCAAAACCTTTGTTGATATCGCAGTTGAGGATCCGGGTTATTTCCGTTGGGCCTTGGCAAACATGGACCTGAACGAAGACCAGGAATACACCATGAAGCACGCGATGGGGGCGCTTTTCTAATGGGAACGCCGGTTTTAATTCTGGGCGACTCCGGCGCGGGTAAGTCATACAGCCTGCGTAATTTCAACCCGGACGACTGCCTGCTGATTCAATGCATCCCTAAGTTGCTGCCGTTCCGCTCAAAAGGCTGGGCGCTGCACGGTCGGCTTGATAGCGAGGGAAAGCCACAACGCGGGAACGTGTTTCGCACCGATACATGGGATGACGTTCTCGACAAGATCAACCGAATGGTGCTCTCTAAAAAACGCCGGGTGCTGATCATTGACGATTTCCAAGTCGTCATGCAGCACGAAAACATGGCCCGCGCCTATCAAACCGGTTACACCAAGTTTACCGAAATGGCCGATCACGTTTGGCGCATCATCACGGCGGCAACGCAACTTCCCGACGATATCCGCGTTTACTTCCTTGCCCATACCGAGGAAAGCGAAGGCAAGATCCGCATGAAGACGGCAGGCAAGATGCTTAACGAGAAGCTGACGCCCGAAGGCTACTTTTCGATTGTGCTGCGTGCCATCAAGAAAGACGGTAAGCACGTTTTCATGATCAAGGGCGATGACAACGACACCGCCAAGGCCCCGCCTGACCTTTTCCCTGACCAGTCCGAAATGGACAACGACCTACACGCCGTGGATGTTGCCATCTGCGACTTTATGACTGACTCACTCGGAGCGATTCGATAATGCAACCAATGACTTTTAATTTCGATCCGGAACTGGCCAAAAAGGCTGGTGCCGGAATGGGTATCACTGAAAACGGTGCATATGAAGGCACTATCATTTCAGCCGTTTACACCTTTGGTAAAGATGGCAGCCAGTCTCAAGGCCTTGAACTGAGCTTTGACTCTAACGGCGCCAGAGCCAACTACATGCGCATTAACTTTTTGGGGCGCGATGGTGAACCGACGTTTGGCATGGGCCTTATTTCTGCCCTGCTCTGGTCTGCCGGTATCAAGAGCGCTCAACCGGTACAGGTTCAGGGAACTGATGGGCCTGAGTGGCACAACCAAGCACTTGAGGGTAAGAACGTCGGCCTGGTGCTGCAGAAGACGCTTTATACCAAACAGGACGGCGGCGACGGCTACAAAATGGAAGTTCGACAGGTGTTCAAGCCAGGCACGAAAAAAACCTACGCCGAGCATGCTGAGAACGCACCGGCCGAGGCCGTTGATAAACTCGTCTCGCTTCTCAAAGACCGTGACGAACGCGATCCGAATGCCGGAAAAACGCCGTCACATACCGGTGGTCAGTCGCACGCTAACCCTTACGCGAACCAGACAACGCATCAATCCAAGTTACAGCAGGCTGCAAATAATCGCCAAAATCAAGCCATGCAGCAGCAGGCGGCACCTGATTTCGATGACGATATTCCGTTCTAGGATTTGCCACTAAGCCCGCTTCGGCGGGCTATGGAGTTAACTATGGGTAAGCAAATCTGGTGGACAGAAAAAGAGGATAAATATCTTAAAAAAAACGCAAAGATATTGACTTCTAAGCAGATCGGCGCAGCGCTAGGCCGCAGCCAAAAAGGCGTTATTGCCAGAGCCATGCTTTTAAAAGTTTCGCTGATAAAAATCGGCGATCACAATCCAAGCCGCAAATATCCCACTGCCGATATCGATCTGGCGATGCAATTACACGAAGCGGGGATGAAGCCACGCCACATAGCTGAAAAGCTCGAAATCCCCGTAATGTCCATAAAAAATTACCTCTACTGAGGTGACCCATGACCGAACAGTCAAATCGAGGTAAATCCTCGAAAGAAGTCGTCGAAAATGCGATCGCGCAGATCGACGGCTTGAAGAAGGGAAAGCCCGTTAAGCGCCCAGGCTGGTACTACCTAGACGCTCTGGAGGCTGAAGAGAACGCCGTAATCATTGATGGTCGGCGCGTTATCAGAAAGCCAGAAAATGACAGCGAGGCCCATCATGAAGAGTAAGGCAAAATTGAAGCTTGAGCGCCTAGCTCATGCCAACCAACTAATCAGGATCATTTCATCACACGGTCGCCGCTTCTTTTTCAACGAAACTCACGACCGTATAGCTGAACTGGTCCTGTGTTCTCGCGGGCGAGTTTGGTTTCTGGATGACTATACCGGCAAGTTGATTTACACGCACAAAACCACTTTGACAAATAAGTGGCGCGGCTTTTCTCACGGTGGGACGCTGCGCAATTTGGTGGAAATGATGCGTGATTACATCGTGAATGGCTGGCCTATCCGCGAGTGGTATTTAGGCCAAGAAAGGGATTTTACAGATGGAAATGTCTGGGGGTATTCGCAAGAGGCAATTGAAGCGGTCCGCACTGATGCGGCTCGGTTGCCAATTATTATCTCAGCAGTAAACGCCGGGCAGCACACACAGGGGGAGAGAGGGTGATGGAAAATACTTCAAAAAGAACAGTTAGCGTTAACTGGCTGGATGATTGCCCGGAGTGCGGACACGGCCAGGCGGCGGTAACTACCAGCGGACACTCCGAAACACTTTGGAGTGGCGACCAAGTTACATGCATGAAATGCGGTCACTGCGGGGAAATTGATGCGGACGGCGAAAATGCGTGGGTTGAGTGGGACGCCCAGGAGGAAGCAAAGCATGAGTAATTACATTTGGAATCACAACAGTGCACCGGTAAGTGGCGTTGATGTAGAAATTGGTCACAACCTAGTTTGCTGGATTGCCGCGCAGAACAGCAACGGACGGGAAGGTGTGTTTTTAGCTCACTACATAAATCGCCCTTGTGATGGGGATATGGAAGAGCAAGAGGACTATCCAGACTGGACATATTTCACTGATGACGGCGACGCACTGAATGCCGTTGGCTGGTATATGCAGCGTGGTTGCGAGGACTATTTCGAGCCACTTCCGGATAGCATTAAGGTTACCGGCTGGGCTGTTATTGAGCGCCCAGAGTTGCCAGTGATGCAGGAGAAGAAAGCATGAGTAAGCAATTCGAAGAACTGAGCCAGCCAGTTGGCTATACGTCCAATGATGACATTGACCGTATTAAGAAAACATCCGTGCTTGTGAATCGTTCGCGCAGCAATGCATACAATACCGCGCTTTATCGTGAGGAGTACGTAACCGCCTTGCGGGCTGATGCTGCTAGATGGTTCAAGGCGTTTGAAAAAGTCGTTTCAGTTGGTGCTCGCTACGAAGAGCGCATTGAGGCGCTGCAACAACAAGCCGTAAAAGATGGGAGCCGCATAGCAGAGCTTGAGCGGCGACTACAGCAGCCAGAGCAAGGCGAAGTGCTCGTAACGGTATCTGGCTTTACTGGCTGCGGTAAAAGTGCGGTTGCTGGTGAGATCGAGATTGCGCTGCGTGCGATTGGCTTGCCCGTTACCTGGACGAACGGCGACGCCGAAAAACGCATGACTGGTGCGGATTGGTTGTCGGCGATAGAAATGTATAACCCGCGCGTGCGCATTGTTGAGCAAAATGTAGCTCGTACAGCAGGCTTCAAGGTCGAGGGGGAGTGATATGCACAAAACATACATCGCCGGGCCAATGACCGGTATTGCGGAGTTTAACCGGCCTGAGTTTTTCCGAATGGCTGAGCACGTTATAGAGTGCGGCGAAGTGCCGCTGAATCCGGCAACGCTTCCAGACGGTCTGACGCAAGCAGAGTACATGGATATCTGCATCGCCATGATCCGCTGCGCAACAAAAGTTGTCTTCCTTAAAGGCTGGCAGAACTCACTTGGCGCACGCGCTGAAATGGCTTTGGCTGAAAAATTAGGCCTTATTATTGAGCACCAGGTTAGCGTCAATGAAAAGGCTTCTTCTCCAGATTTAATAGACCAGTTCGTAGACCAAGTTTGCGGCGATAATTAATCCCCCTTTTTAATGCCCGGAGGCCGTCATGCGGCACATCATCCGTGGCGATCCCACTCCGATAGAACGCCAGGCAGCCGAGGCCGCCCTATCAGCTCATCAATCGCGTTACGGCGATTACGGTCGCACTAAAGTAGCCGAAAACTATCGCGTTCAAGTTAACGGGTTCGTCGTCACAGTCGAAATCATGAATAGAAATTCCTCCTACGTGGCCACGCCTATGTGTAGCGACCTGACATCGAAAACCGTACGACCTGCAATCAACGGCAGTTTTCAACCCACATTAGGTGATTCTCACCACGCCTGAAACCCAGATTAAATGATAATCAACCCACATTATTTGCCTCCAGCCTGCCTTCCATTTTTCCCAACCCACATTATCTGCCAATGAAAATGGGTCACCGTCAGGGGGATTAATTCACGCTACTCTGCTTTAATTCTGCTGGCGACATCTTCAAACGAACGAGTACAAGTCGCCTAATTCAACATATCGCATTCCAGGTCGAGGTGTTGTCATCAGTTGAGACCCGTATACGGCCAATTCCTCTCCATTTTTTGTATCAACCACCACACAACAAACGCCAATCGACACTTCCCTCATATAGGAACAAGATACTGTTCATACATACAGTTAAGGCTGTGTGTTTTACCGGTTTGGCAGCAGAGATCGTGTGAGTTACGGGAGCTCGGGCGCTGTTAACCATCAAAAAAATAGTCTGTAAAAAAGGAAAATAACAATGGCTGAAGTAACGAAGAACGCTCAAGTACTAGACGGTGTGAATGACGATATTACCGAACTGAAATCATTGTCTACGCTGCGTAAGCGCGTCATCAGTGACGGTGAAGTGGTATCCAAATCACCAAACGGTTTTCGCCTGGCAAATGGCAATACCGGCGTGATCCTGCGTAATGATGGGCAAGACTTCTATGCCCTGACCACCCCAAGCGGTCAGTCACAGGACGGGCAGTGGAACACACTACGTCCTCTGTCTTTTAATCTCTCTACCGGCAAAGTTTCCCTGCGTAACGGTGTGGAGATTTCAGGTGGTGCGTTGGTATCGCATAACGATGGTATCACCGCTGTAACCACCGGCCCAGCTTCGCTTATCAGTGGACAAACGTATAACGCACCTACAGTAAATACCAATTTTATCAGTGGCAATGTCACCACCACGATGATGATGTCCACCCGTTTTGTGGCCGGAAAAGAAGAGATGGGATTACTGGCCTACCGTGATTCGAAAGGGGCTTGGAATGAAATCCAGGTAAGGCCAAACCATGAGCTCTCAGTCGGGCAATTAGTGAAACGTAATGCCAATGGATGGATCACGGCGGCGGGAACCCAACTCGTCAATAACAATACTGAGCGAACGACTAACGGACTACGTATTCAAGGGAACAATGGTCTTTATGCGGAAAGTTACCACCTTGAGCGTATCGGTCAACATCATTTGAAGGTGTTTCATATCGGCAATCCTAATGGTGGTGGAGATGGTTGGTATGAGTTCCGGGAAAAAGGTAATGCCTATACCAATGGTGCCTGGCACAGCAGTTCCGATGCTCGTATGAAAACGGAAATCGTGAAAATCGATGGTGCGCTGGAGAAACTGGGAAAAATCGGTGGGTATACCTACCTGAAACAGGGTGTACCAGAAGCCGGTGTTATCGCTCAGGAAGTGGAAAACGTATTACCGCAGTCAGTGACCACAACGGAACTGAAGCTGAATGATGGCAGCACGCTGACAGATGCCCGCGGGATCAATATCAACGGTGTCGTGGCACTTCTGATTGAAGCGCTCAAGGAAGAGCGTGCGGCCAGGATTGAAGATAGACGTGAGCTGGAGTCTCGGTTGGCAACACTGGAAGAATTAATCATCAGCAGCGAGAGCTGATAATTCAGAGGATTTCTTCTAATGATTCAGGATTTTTACTACCCAACTAACAGAAAAACAAGGAGATAATTATGGGTGGATTCGATTACGGTGG